TGATGGGGTATTAGTAGCTGACCATACAGTTGATAAAACTGTAAACAGCTTGTTCTGATAGTAGTCCATCAATTTGGCAGAAGCTTCTCTTCTAATGTCAGCAACTGAACCAATCTCGCCCGATTCTAGTTCCCACTCGTTTGCCTGTACGGAAACGATAGCGGAATCTAGAGTGTAGTTGATTCTATCAGTTACTGTGATTTCAGACTTTAGGCTCATTGAACCAGGAACCCAGGTTCTAACGTTGATGCCACGTCTTACTTTCTTTACTAGAGCGTCGCCTAAGCTTAGGCTTCTGCTGTTCAATAGTAGGCTCATGAATTCGGTAGTTACATGATTAGGCTGTACATACTCGATAATCAGCTGAGCCAATGCTTCTCTCTGGTTTTTGTCCTTCATCAAACCAGCGACAGCTTCCTTGAATTTAATTTCGTCCATTTTTATTAAGACCTCCGATTAAAATTAATCAATGTCAACTGTTAGAGCAGCGGTAGTAGCATCGAAATAGCGTACAGTACCTACTTTTCTAGTTGAATATGTTGCTAGATATTTTAGTTTTCCAGCGTTTGTAGTATCTTCAGCTGTGTTAGCAACTTGCACTAACGCACCAGGATTTCTCAAAGCTGCATTGTAAATAAAGTTTCCTGATTCTAGTGTGTAAGAACCCTTTCCGAAGGCTAGTGAAGCTGTTCCGGAAGGAATGGTATTTCCAATCTGATTACCAGGATTTGTTAGATAAACCGTAGCAGAGAATGGAGCGTTACCTGCTGAACCAAATCCGTTTCTTAGTGAGAACACGTAAGAAGGAATTGGTAGGAAGGCAGGATAAGGTCTATTATCCACTGGGAAAGCGATTAGTTGTCTAGCGTTGTTGGCCTCTTCTGCTGTAGCAGGAACCTTGAACCCAGGCAAATCTGTCATTGATCCGAAGTTATTTGAAAAGCTGTGTGTAGTTAAAACACCGAACAGACCTTCTTTTACATCTGCAGTAGTTACTACACCAGTAATCTCTTCATAGGTGTTGATTTCCATTATAAGTCTCCTATTATTTCTTAGCGTTTTTTCTTAAGAAGTCTGCTAGGTCTTTTAGAGAAGGTTCGCCTTCTGCCCCTGGCAAAGCATTTAGATTAGGAACGCCATTATCTGTTTTTAGTGATGATTCAGCCTGTCTAGCAGAAGCAAAGGCAACTAGTTCCTGTACCATAAAGTCAAAGGCTCCAGGAGTTAATCCTAGAAGCATGTCTTTATTAGTAACAAAATACTCTTCTGTCTTACTAATTCCTGCCTCGGCAAACTTTGTCTTGATCTCGTCAATCTTTACAAGCTCTTCTTTAGCCTTCTCGATCACGTCCTTATACTCTCTCAATGAAGATAACTCCTCATTAATCGACTTAAGTTCTTCCTCTTTCTGGGCCAATGCTTGTACAAGACCTTCTTTCTCTTCTTGTAGTTTCTGTAATTCTTCCAACTTAGTGTCCTCCACTGTAGAGTCAGCTTGTGTAGCCGCAACTGCTAAAACCGGGGTTCTACCTGCATAAGCAGGCTGTCCAACAAAGGTTACTGCTCTTAGAACAGTTCCCCTTAGCTCTTCTACCCCGTCGTCTGTAAAAGTAGAGCCAGTGTGAAGTATTTCCCAAGACAATTCTAACGGCTCTTTGTTGGCAAATTTCTCTTTAACCAGGGCTACATCTTCTGGTCTTTCTCTTTGCCAAAGAGCAGCTAATCCGATAATCTGATTTTTGAATTGCTTGAGGTGTGTGATTACACCTAGAGGAAAGGATTCTGGATGCCCGTCGTTAATCTTAGCCTCGGCCATCTTTATTGGCATAAATTGACCGCTCTTAATAAGATTGCTAAATTCGTCTTCCGGAACTCTTTGTCTATTTTCGTTGGGAATATCATCAGTCAAAATAAACTTAACCCACGTAGCTGTGGGATTAGATGTGACCGATGCAAAAGCCTCTCTCTCTTCGTCTGATGCAAAATCATCTGCACTGTCTACTATTTCAAATTTCGTTGATTCAAAAGTTTTAAACTGTTCTGTCATGAAACCTCTTTAAGTGTCGCGTGGACACTCTATACTAATTATAAAGTAACCTCTACACCAATGTTAAGTTTGTGTATCTTTTTTAGGTTTTTCCTTTGTTTGGGGTGCTTTTTGAGCTGGTTGACCAGTTCCACCCGTTCCAGGTTGCGGAGAATACGCTTGAGGAGCAAACTCTGGTAAACCAGAATCATCAAGAATCTTCTGCTCGTCCATCTTATCTTCCATCTCATCATCCCAAGAGAAACCAAATGTTTCTGTAAAGCTTCTTCTTGATAGGTTTCCACTTTCATATAGTGTTGTCAAAGCTCCAACGAATGTCTGGAATTCAACAATCTGTAGTGGTTTGAATGAGACAGTAGGAATACCCTTGAAGCTATTCTGTTTAGCAACCTCATTTACAACATACTGTAAAACGCTTACAATCTTTCCTCTAAAGTTCTCAATTGTCTTTACGGGAGAGATAGAAGCAAACTGTGGATCAGAGGTGCTACTTTTTTCTGTTTCGCCAGTGATAAGAATTCTAGGGAACCCCATAGCAAAGATAATATCTTGATTGATATCCTTATACTTAGCTTCGTCAAGTAGAGCGTCTACCGGAGGAGTGACCCAACTAATATCAAGAGTGTGGTTTCCATATAGCTGGAAGATTCTCTCTACGTCTCTTCCCTGTGAATTTCTCCACATCATTTGCTCTTTCAAAGCTTCCATAGAAGGAGCGTCTGCCTCAGTAAGAGGGAACTCATCTGAGCCTAGTTTAACTAACTGTATAGCTCCAATAACTCTGGCAGCAATAGAGTAGTCCATTCTTCTTAGATTTCTCTTGTGTTGAAGTGCTTCTATGGCAGGACTTAGATACGGAATTGGATAGGCAGAATCTGTTGTTGATCTTCTTCTTATCACATTTGAATTATCAATCAACAGGGCTTTCTCATTCTTATTAATTGCTTGAACAAAAGAAGGGTAATATGCGTTTAGTTCAGCATACAACTTCTTGTCCTCAGTTCCATCTTTATACTTACCTTCATGATGTACAAAGTAAATCAGATCTTCTGGTATCTCAATATAAACAGAAGGCTTATCAGAAAGGATTGTCTGGTTCACAATGATAGAAGATGGGTTTCTAATCCACATAGAAACCGGGAGAGAAAGGGTTTCAAATCTTTTGATTCCAATTGATTTCAAATCATCTCTGCTAACGGGAGAAAACTTAATCTCCGGAACAACAAGACCAGAAAGTAAAAACTCTAGGGCCATGCTTTCAGCAAACTCTCTCAACTTAGGTTCGATACTTCTAAAGATTTTCAATTCAGATTCCGAAATACCGTTCTTACTGAACACGAGTTCAGTAATACCAATATCCACCATCTTGTTTATAACAGTTGATGCTAGGGGGTCTTTTCTGTAGAAAAATCTACAGGCTTCCAGAGTTTTTCTAAACTCCTTCAGCGGGTCTTTAGACTGTTCTTTATCCATCTTGTCAATATCAGATGGAGACCAGGGGTTGTTAGCAGAAGCAGGGCCAATAGTTGTAATACTGGCACTAGCCTTCATTAACTTCTCTGGGCTTACTGGTTCTTGCTTTACATCAGAAACATTTATTTCATTCATATTCACATCCTATATTAGAAACCTAACCACGAGAAACCGACTAACTTTTTGCGTAAGTCTGCTCTACTAATAGAGAAGTCATTCTTAAGGTAGTAAGCCATAGACGCACAAAGTAGAGCAGAAGTAAAGTGGTCTTCTCCACCCTTCCCGCCTTTAGGGGCTAATGTTCTATAGATAATATCTCCCGTTAGCGTTTTTGTATACGTCATTCTTTCCAACTCTACGATCATTTCCAAGTCAGTTGTAGAGTAGATAACTCTATGCTGATTGGAATAATCCTGTAGTACGGAAGTGGCTAACGGTTTAGTTTTTTGTTTAATTTCAACGCCGTCTTGGTCTATACCAAGAGTTGTCCAAGAAGAGAAATCTACGGGAATAAGTCTTTCCCTGTAGTTTTTCTCGGTGTATCTTACGTCTTCCTGAAGTGTCTGAACCACACTGATACCAGCAGAACCCTTATCAATGCCAATATAAATAGGATTGAAAATGGTGTCCAATCTATCTATGATCTTCTCCTGAATAGGATACGAAACCTTTTCTAACTTAATTCTTGCATGAAATCTAAGATTCCCGGATTTGTCTATCGTCAATATAGAAATAGCTGTTGGCTCAGTGTATCCGAGGTCAATACCGAAGATACACGGGGTTCTATAATCTAGTTTTGGTATGAATGGAAGTTTAGAGTAGTAAAGCGAAAGATCGTCTTTAAACTCCAGGCCAGACATACCTAACTTGTGTACAGCATAATCCTCAATTTTGAAGTTACCTCTATCAAATAGAGCATAAACTGGATGTCCGTGAAGTCCAAGAATAAAGTGTAGATAGTCATCACTTTCTGAACCACCATACTGCTCAAGGGCTTTCTTCTCGTCTTCCTCGGAGAAACGCGGATTATCATGTGCAGTAATTCTATGCTTAGTAAAGTAAGAATTTTCTTGATCCACATGATAAAGAACGTTCTTTTCTCTTAGACCAGTTGGCACACCTGATGCTAGAACCCGATACCCTCTCTGCCACCTGTTAATAGCAGGTTGCATCTCAGACCAGGTTCCCCAAGGGTAATAACCAGCCTCGTCTACTAAGAATAACGGGGAGTGCAGACCAATAACATTTGCACCCGTACCAGATGTACCAGCAATACGGCACATCAGTTTAGCGCCGTTTAACAATTCTATTGTAAAGTCACCACTGTTGATGCCACCTGTAGGTCTAATAAACTGCTTCAAAAAAGTATTCGATCTAAACATTCTAATAAGGTTTGTAAACACTGGTTCAAGGTGAACCTTATTAGGAACGGTGTAAACTATATACTCATCTTCATAAATATAGTTTACAAGCACCCATATAATAATTGCAGAAATAGAAACCGTTTTACCAACAGCACGACCACAACAAAGGGAAACTTGTGGATTAAAATCACATATAATTTCCCTTTGGTATGGTGTAAGCTCAAATGGTTCTTCATAAGACATCTTATCAAAGTTGTTGATGAACTCTGTACAAAGAACTGGATTTTTTAGTATTTCAAAAAGATATAAATCTTCTTGTGAAACCTTTTCAAGTATTGACAATAAAACTCCTTATTTATAGCATAGCGCCGGGTCGAAGTTGAAGAACACTTGCCAAGCGTTAGAAACGCCCTTCGATTGGTCGAAGCGCAGCACGTCGCGCACGTACTCGCGGTATAAGTCCATGCATTGCGGGCCATATACCGTGTCAAAGTTGACGTACTGCCCGGCGCTGAGGTCGATAAATTCTTGTAAGGTCATGCGCCTCCAATCCCGATAATGCTTTGTTATGTCAACTCACATCACGCTCAAAAATGCCGCAGCGATTTGAGCATACCCGGCATCGTTTGGGTGGATGAGGTCAACGCTGACAAGATCGGCCCCGCCATTGTCGATCATCCACTGGTAAACGTCTATGTATTTCGTTCCTTTTGCAGCCGCAACCGCCGCTGTCTTTGCTACATAGGCGATGTGTTTTGCCTCGCTGCCGCCATTCCAGGGAGCGTCCCCAGCGTAGGTCAGGATAAGAGGCGGAGATCCGACCACGATGCTTTGCGCTGGCGTTCCCGCAGAGATTATCGCGTCTATCACCTCACCGAGGTCGCCGCCAAATAAATCTACGGTAAAGGCAGCGTCATTGAGCCGCATATCATTTAGCCCGTACAGGATGCAAACATCATACCCAGGCGAGTAATCCGTAACCCTTGTCTTTACCGTATCGCGCCCGTTATTCACAGCCGCCCCGCCAATGACATCTATTTTGTCCTGAGCGGTGTTTTGCATAACCGTCCCGTTGATGCCGCTATTAACAAGAGTCCAGTTCTTTGTTGCGGCAACAATATTTGTCCAGCGCGCAGCGGGGGCCGAGGCTCCGTATCCAGCGGTTATTGAATCTCCAAACGTCACTAGGCGAAAGGGGCCGTACTTAGTCACTAGGTAGGCCTCCATATTTGCCAGGTCTGCCCCGGTGATGTTGCTTCCGCAAACAACCAACTCGGCCAATGTCCCCTTGAACAGATGTGCTATCGCATCCCAAACCCCAGCGCCTATCGTCAGGTTGTCCCGGTTGTTCGTGTCCGCGAACCAGTCTCCGCTATTCGCCCCGGCGTTTACGTTTGCAGTAGCATCCGCTCCGTTGACCCGGAACGAATACGCTGTCCCGTTGCTGCGCGTAACGCCATAATAATTCGTTCCGGCTGTTGCTCCGGTCGCATATATACGGTCAATCGCTCCTCCATCTGTGCGCTGGAATACCGTCAACGAGCTAAGTGTCGATGTTCCATAGGCATATATTCCAACGCCAGACCCCGCGCTGGAACCTGTATCAAACGACCCTAGAATTGCCTGGTAATCCGATGGTGTCGCCGATAGACGATACACGGCAAACACGCTTCCCACCGCGTCTCCGCTCAGCCAGCTTGCAACTGTTCGTGCGAGAAAGTCGTTTGATCCATCAAATAGGATCGCTGGCTTTCCGCCAATTCCATTCGCGGCTAGTTTCAGCGTCGGGCGGCGTGTGTTGTCTGTTTGAGCGACATGATAGTCATTGCCAGACTGATCTTTCCACACGGCGATCACATCGCCATCGGAAGCCGCTGGTGTTGTCGCTCCATCGTCTGCGAAAACTCCAGTATCGGCAGAAAGCCATAGCCGCAGGTCTGGAAGGGCGGCGGGGGTAAATGGAACAGCTTTTCCCCCCATTACCGTAGTCAACAACAACGCTCGCCTATTTCGTAACCCCATTTTGCACCTCCACTATCGGCAAATATACCCGGTATTCCACCCGTTCCATCGGCAGCGTTCCCGGCGGTAACGTCTGTCCCTTGCCAACCCACTCCCCGCCAAATGAGGCGAGGATAGCGACTAGCGCCACGATAGACAGCCAACGTTTGATAATGAGACTTATCAGTAATCCGCTCATACTAAGCCTCAGTAACATGCCAAGATACATACTGACCAGCCGCATAGGCAATTACATAGATTCCATCTAATTTTCCAACCATATCGAATCCAGTATAATCCCCAGCTCCCAGTTCCATGCCTGTTCCGGAGGTTACAGTATCACTACCGTTATTCCCAATGAAAACACTGACAGTGTTTCCTTCGGCAGCTTTAACTAGAATAGGTTTATTCAGTACGCCTGTTCCTAATTTAGCAGCTACACCATTAACCAAAGCAACTCTTCCACTTAATAGTGACATTTTATTTTTCTCCTATAGCATTGAATGGGACAATGAATGTCTCTTTTGTTGGCATACCGCCCCACTTATGAACATAGTACATCTGATTCTTTCTGAAATTTTTGTGATGGTTCTCCATCTGAATACCCTTTAGTTTCTTTAGTGTTTGCGATCCTCCACTGACATGCTTGACAGGCGAACTAGCATTAGATATCAAAACCCCTTTCAAACACATTCTATAGTAATAATCGTTGTCTTCAAAGTAAGCCGGAGAGAAATTCTCGTCAAAGCATCCAACCCTATCAATGCAGTTTTTTCTTATAAGAAAGAGGGAGAACATATTTAATCCTGATAGTTCAGTACAAGATACAAAATCTCCTATCTTACTCTGCATAACCTCAAGGGTATCGGTTGCTAATTCTAAATCATCATTTGAAATGATAATATCCGCTTTTTCATCTAAAGAGAGTGCTGTCGATACAATTCTATTCCATCCGGCGGCAACACCAATATTCATACCCGGTCTAATTACTATTGTATCAGCTTCACTATAATTGAGGTTAAATTCGTTTCCATTGTCAACAATTATAAACTTATCCGGGACAATTGAGCCGCTTTTAGCGGTTTTTAAAAGATTTAGTAATAGATCGTATCTATTTAAAGTCGGCACACCAAACACTAACATATTTAATTCCTTTCTAGCAAGTCTAGTATCCTTACCACCGTCGGGTTAACTTCGTAAAAATGCTTACTGCTATAAACTACATGGCGCATATCCCAACTTTTTCCATCGTGTGGAATAACTTTTGGAATATCAAAACCGTTAGCTAACACTAACTGAGAGGACATAAGCCCTACAAAACCGGATGCTTTTGAAATAACAGAAACTGTATCCAAAAAATCTAATCCCGTTACGTCTATCCCCTTTCCTATATACTCACCTTTACCACCGATAACATACACAGGATTTGGTGAGAGTTCTATAAACTCTAAAAATAGTTTATTGTATGAGCTTTCACCTCTTGGAGCCAGTACATAATATGGAGCTTCTGTTTCCATATCTACTGGGAACTCATAGGATATGTCTGGTAACTCTGTAATTCCAGCATATCTAGCCATAAACAGGTCTAATCTTGAATCAGGAATTCCCCTAAAACCCAACTGGTATACAGCTTCATATTCCCCGTCAACAGTCATTTCCCACGGCTGGCATCCCATATCCATTCTCTGTATCACATACCTTTCCGGTATTACAACCTTGTTGATACAACTCTGATACTCGAATAATCTACTAATCGGTTTACAGTAGAAGCTTGTTATAAAATCAGCCTGTGTTCCATGTTTATCACATAACGCTCTGATAACTGGCAAAGTAAAAAGAGCATCCCCTATTTTACCCGGCATCGTTACTGCGATCATCTTCTTTCCTAAAAACAAACGTGGAAAAGCTGTACATGCAGTTACCATATTGGAAATCTGGTTCTCCGGTAGGATCAAAAGCATCTAGCATTGTACACCCATTTTTTACTAAAACATTGTTGAGTCTTTCGTAATCACTTTCTGTATACAATCTATAATCTTCCACCGGCTTATTTCCGGGACTATTTCTATAGTCCATTGTTATTACAGCATACCCACCAGGAGCAAGTAGGTTACAGATATCTTTTATAAACTGCCCGTCATCTGATACGTGCTCTATTACCGAAATACTTAGAATAACAGAATACTTCGTATCCGTAATTGATTTAAATTTAGCAAGGTCATAGTTTATAACAGGATCGATTCCTACTACGGCATAACCCTGAGCAAGAAGGGTCTCATAAGCTGTATCTTCAAAACACCCTACGAAAAGAATTTTAGTGCTCTTATCAGCAAATTCTACAGCTCTTTCATAACCGAAAGCTTGTTGAACGTTTGCTCTTGGATATTTTCTAGCCAGTAATCCTGGGCATACTTCTCCAAATAGTGCTATCGTTTTTGTACTGTTATCTCTATCAGTATCGTTAAGAATTCTATTGTACTTTTTTGAATATTTTCTCATAATCTCTAACTAAGTTCTCCTTTGAAAACTGTGCATAAAACTTCTCTAACGGCTCTGTTCCAAGTTCTAAGATACTACTTAGGGTATTGTGTTCGATGCAGATAGACTTCTCACCTCTAAGATGGTTAAATCTATTGGTATCTGTAATCGCTACTGGTCTTCTTACGGATAAAGCAAAGTCCGTCACACTGGCTAAACCTCTTCCTGGTTCGTTATCATATAAGAATACATTCATATCATTTCCAGCTAAGAAAGTAAGAAGAGCATCTTGGTCAAGAAAATCGTAGGACAAGTTTAGTTGTATTCCACTCTTGTATATGAATTTTTTACAAGCCTCTCCTATTGCCTTGGCATTAAATCCATTAGAATCCCCAAAGGTTGCTGAGGGGATTCTTAGATTTATTATTGCCTCGTCGTAGCTTTCCTGAACCTTTTCTATGAATAACTTCCACCCCTTGTTTCCAAATCCAAATCCAAACGAACCAAAGGTAACAACATCATTTTTAGGATACTCCCCACTGTACTCTAGTAAAGGTCTTCCTACTGTATAGTGGTTATCATGTTCTCCTATTGTTGGGTCTATATGTACATAGAAATCAAATCCAGTTATGGGAACTTCGTGGAATATTGCACCTATTTTGTGGGACTGTCGCAGCTTTGATAAGAAAGCTTGGGTTACAAATGGCATCGTAGAAGGGTAGTAATTGAATAGAATTATTCTATGTTCCGGAGAATAGATATTTACATCTAGCTGTGAGTTGGCTTCTATATAGGTAGCAATGTCAGATATGTTCTTATATGTGGAGTACCCGAACTGGTATACTCCACATTGCTTTTCTCTGTGATTTACAAATAGACAACTAGCCATAAGTTTTTCCAAGTTGAGAAACGCTGGACTGTCCTAGAAGCTCGTCAATTTTTCTTATAAGTTGGTTTCTTCTAGCGTTCATCATCTGTGCCTTATATGCAGCATCTACTCTTTCTTTTTCTGTAAGACTTTTGTTTACAATATCTTCCTGGGCATACCAGCACTTCATGTCTGTTGTTATAAGCTCATCTATTAAAGAGCCAGTTGTCTTTTGCCCAATATCTAAACCGTCCTTACCATAGATTCTAAATTCAGGAAGGGGAACTACAAACTTTCCGCCACCATTCATATAGTCTATGGCCCATTGTTTAGATATAATATTGTCTATGAAATGCCAGATAGGTACAAATAAATAGTCTGGTTTTAGTTTCAAAGCAGTCTCTTCTGAGATAATCTCGATGTTAGAAGCTATAGTTCGAAGTCCAAACTTGTCTGAGTTTACCTCAGCCGCTAAGGGGATAAGAGTGTTGTCTATACCAAATACCTGCAGTAGGGTGTTCCCCTTCGTGCTGGCTCCAAGCAGAAATACTTTCTTATTCTCTGCATCACACTGTCTTAAGAAGGTGAGCGTTTTGTTGTTTTCCTTTCCGATCGTCTCTTCGAAGTCTTCAAAGGTGTGCATTTCAAAATAGTCTTGTTCTTCATATCGTGCATGTTTAACTAATTCAAAAGCCTCTCTTTGCCCGGTGTGACAAACGTATACTCGAAGACTACCACCATTTACCTTGTTATATTCTAAATCAAAAATAGTAAAGCCCATCTCCCATAGCAAGTTCTCTAGAACGGTTAGACTGTAGTATTCTAGGTGTTCATGACAAATGTTATCAAAAGCATTAGCTCTAAACATTGAAAGTAAATCTGTGAATTGAATTACCCACAACCCATTATTTGCTAAATTTCTTTTTATCTCTTTACAGAAAAGCTTTGGGTCAGGAAGATCATAGAACATTGCAATACTCGTAATAACCTTGGCTTTTACATTAGTACTAACACTTGGGAAGTAGTCGTTTACAAACAAATCGCAGTGTCTCGATGCCGATTCAGATAGATTTGGAGCAGGATCATATCCAATTTTATACAGGGTCTTGTTTGAATAAAAGTCAAACAAAGCCCCGTCATTACACCCAATGTCAATAACCACATCCCCATCTTCAAAAACAGTTCTTTTTTCAATTCCCAAAACAACATCCTTTAAATCCCTGAGCATTGAATTATTTAGTGAAGACCTGTACCAGTATTGTTCCTTGTACATCTTGTCTAAATCATAAGTATTCTCTAGCTGTACTAGACCGCATCTCATACACTGGGTAAGGTTTAGGGGGGTTTCTTTTACTCCAATTGGCTGCTCCTCTACAAAAGTAGAAGGAACAATGTTTCCTAATGAAAGTACCCGGTTCAATTCTGTGCCTTTACAAATCCTACATTCCATTTACAATCTCCCTTTCATCATTTTCACACATAATATACACTAGATTTTCAAATGAAGTGTCTATCTTGAAATCCAGTTCTTTTTTAGCCTTCGTAGGGTCAGCTAATAGTATCTCAACTTCAGCTGGTCTATAAAAAGAGGGGTCTATTACAACGTAGTCTTGGTAATTCAATCCAAAGTAGCCAAAGGCATACTCACAAAACTCCTTCACGCTGTGATTCTCACCCGTCCCAAGTACATAAACATCTGGCTCATCCTTTTGAAGCATCTTCCACATGTACTTTACATAGTCACCGGCATAACCCCAATCTCTTCTTACATCCAGTCTTCCAAGCCTTAATTCAGACTCAAGCCCATATTTTATCTTGGCTGCAGTATTCGTGATCTTTCTAGTAACAAATTCTAGTGATCTTCTCTCGCTCTCGTGATTGAACAGAATACCAGATGTAGCAAATAAATTAAAGGATTCTTTATAGTTTACTGTAATCCAATGTCCATATAACTTAGCTACGCCATAAGGACTCCTTGGATAAAAAGGAGTCCTTTCATTTTGTGGTGTTTCTTGAACCTTCCCAAACATTTCGCTTGTTGAAGCTTGGTAAAATCTAGTGTTGTTACTATAGTGTCTAATAGCTTCCAGTAATCTCAGAGGGCCAAGAGCATTTATCTCAGCAGTATAAGTAGGGGAGTTCCAAGAAACTGGCATAAAAGATTGGGCAGCAAGATTATAAACCTCATCTATACTATTGTCTTTAAATAAAGAATCAATGAAACCCTGATCAATTAAATCACCATATACTAGCTTTACCTTGCCTATCAAATGGTTTATATTAGCCGTATTTGGTGTACTTGATCTTCTAACTATTCCAATAACACTGTAATCTAAACTTAAAAGATATTCTGCTAGAAAGCTTCCGTCTTGTCCGGTAATACCAGTTATCAATGCTGTTTTCATTGCGTGTCGTCTCCTGTTTTATACAAAGCTTTCAGGGGTGTTCTCTTTATTATTAGTTCCCCTATTAGCGATCAGCGTCTTTAGGTCAAGAGTTACAACCTCTCCACAAATATCTCCGTCCCCGTTTTTACGATTGCATTTTAGAGTAATCTTATTAGTCTTATCTTCTGAATAAAGTGCCCACACAGTACCTAATAACATATTACATTTAGGACAGTACACATAGGACATTCTGCTTTTATAAAACTCTTTAGCCTTTGCTTTTAAACTTTCCACCAAGGCTAGTCCAGAAGATTCTTTTGAGGATTGTCTAACCTTTCTTGTTATCTTTAGATCATCCTGTTGTCTGCTAATATCTGTTCTAAGATTAGACTTGATCTTCTCTAGTGATTCTAAGTCTCTCTTATCACCATCCCTTTGCAAATAGGTCAGGTATTCATAGTAATCAAGGGAAAGCATTGCCTGAGCCAGCTCTCTTATAGTAATTTTGTCATTCGAGTTCATGTCATCTAAATCGTAATCAAGGGCTATCTCTTCTATTTTTTTCTGAATCTCAGATTCAAATGCCCCCTTCTTTACGGAGTCATTCTGCATTTCCTTTTCTCTAACTAAAGCATCTAACCTATCAAATTCACTTGTAACCTGTCTTGCCAAATCTCCTCCTTTCTAAAGAGAGCACAAAGAAAACCCACAACTGGGGCACGTGGCACAGTGACCAACTACATACACTGTATTTCCACAAACCGGGCACTTGGGGGTATTATCTTCTTGCTCTACTTCAATATCATCTTCAAATTTACTAGCAACTTCATTCATAGTCAGTCTCCTTAATTATAATAGATATGGTATACTTAACGCAAAAATTC